TGGGCCGCTCCCCTCTTCCCCGATTACGACAGAGTGTACGCCAGCAAGATATTCAACTTCTCGCCCGACATTCTGGACGTGTACAACTGCGAGGTGGTGAAGGGCGGCACGGGATACGACTACCGTATCCGCCTGCCCGACGAGATTGACAGTATGCTGCCCGACTACTCCATCTATCCTCAGGTGGACAACCGCACGGCCTACGGATTCATCACGCGCGGAAGCCCGAACAAGTGCCCGTGGTGCGTGGTGCCCAAGAAGGAAGGTAAGGTGGCTCCCTATCGCGACGTGGACGAGCTGACCGAGGGAGGAAGGAGGACGAACCTCATTCTCATGGACAACAATATCCTCGCCTCCGACTTCGGCCTTCGCCAACTGGAGAAGATAGTGGAGAAGCGCTACCGCATCGACCTGAATCAGGCGGTGGACGCACGCCTCATTACGGAAGAGATAGCCGCCCTGCTGGGCCGTATCCGCTGGATGGGCTTTATCCGGCTGGGCTGCGACACACCTGCGCAGATCAAGGCCTGCGAGAGGGCCATGCAGCGCATCGACAAATACCGCAAGGTACCGGCCAGCTATCTCATGTATGCCATGATAGGCTCCGACAAGAACGAGGCGTACGAGCGCCTTACCCACTGGAGGGCGATGAAGAGAGTGTGCGTGGTGGCGCAGCCCTTCCGCGACGTGGAAAATCCTCATCAGGTTATCCCGCAATGGCAGAAGGATATGGCTCGCTGGGCCATGCGAAGGGAATTTTACAAAGCCCCGGACTTCAAGGATTTCGAGGTCCGAAAAGGATTCAAGTGTAGTAAATGGTTTGAATAATACATCATGAAAACGAAACTTTTAAGAAAACTCAGGAAGAAGTTTAAGAAGTATGTCCATATTGAGTGCGGAATGCTCTCGTTAGGAGACTTCGTATACTGGATAGAAGTGGAAGATGTATCGGGTGAATTTCCTCCGAAATATCGACGCACGATTTACGATTGCCCTCTCTTTTCAAGAGACCCTGAGCAATCTAAATTATGCAGTCTGTGCTGCAAGTATGTTAATCCGTACTACCGGCACGGCTCAATGGATGGAGCCATCGCGCAAGCCAGATGCTATATAGACGCACGAGTCGATTCTTTTATAAGGCAAGTCAAAATAGAGCATAAGGAAACGGAAATATCCAACTTTTGGAAGAACTTTAAACTATAATAATCACATGGAAGAAAAAGAATTTAAGAAGTATTACCTTCAGGATTATGTCATGGCTAAGCCCATGAGCGAGAATGAGGCCCGGAGATTGCTCGGAGAACCGGCCGAGCAGTTCAGCGAACCCGGCTACCTCGTGGAGTACAGTAACGGAAACAAGAGCTGGATCAGCAAAGCCGACTTCGAGGGAGTGAGCCGTATCGCTGACACCTTCGTGGATAGGATGGACATCGAGATTGATGAGCTGGACGAGAAGCGCAATAAATTGCGTAACTTTGTCGAGAGCGACGACTTCAAGAAACTCGCCAGCGGCGAACGCGCCTTACTGTTGGCGCAGAATGCCATCATGCACTCATACCACAAACAACTCGCCACCCGATATCTTGTCGCCAAAAGCGACACAGCCTTGAAGAATATCGCATTGGCAAACGCGCGTTTCAATATCTTCGAGGCGGTCACCCTGATGCACGAGGGATATTGCGTCGCGCGCGAGAAGTGGGGAGTGGTTAAGTTCCTCACCCGGCAAATCCCCTGCGAAATAGCCGAAAAGGATATTGACGGGATGAAGAGCCTTTGCCAAAGGGCGAAAGACCTCATCAAAAAGAGCCGCAGAAAATCTATCATGTACCGCAATCAAGTCCTCTCGTACGACATCGTAACGGGTGTGGCCACTTACTACCAGCCCACGATGGAGGACGTGGAGAGCGATGACTGGATAGTCTACTGACGAAAGCCACAATACTGAACTTGACATACAAACAAGGGAGGGGACGCTGAATCCCCTCCCTTCTCACTAACATTTTTCGCATCGGGCTATCTGCCCTCCAAAGACTTCATGCGCTCCACGCATCTGCGTTTCAATTCGAGTATCAGGCCGTTGTCGCGCTTGATAATCTCCTCGTCCTCCGTGGAACCTATCTCCTTGTAAAGGGCCGACACCTGCTTGTCGAAGGCCTTCATCGTCTGGAACTTCTTCATGTTCACTCCGTCAAGGAGGTGGCGCTGCTTGTCGGCATACTCCAAAGCGTCCTCGCCGCCTTTCTTCACTTCCTTCTTATACCCTGAGCGCAAGTGCTGCTCTTCCTTGTACCACTCCATGTACTTTTGGTACTGGGCCTTGGTGGAGGCGTAACTGGTGCGCTCGTCGCTCTGACGGATGAACGCCTTGGCAATAGGTACGTTGCGCGGGTTGCGGTAGTCGGGAACCATGCCCATCTGCATGATCTTGGCCACGTCGATGAACGTCTGGCCCAAACCGCCGGTATATCCCGTGACAAGATGCTCCACCATGGCGGGATTCACATCTATCATTCCTGACTTCACGTTATCGCCTCCGCTCAGCCCGTTGAGAGCCTTGCATCCCTTCACCAACATCTTGCTGGTACCCGAATAGGCTTTCGTCCACTCCGGGTAAGCGGTATTGAACGAACTCTTGCGGTAGATGGGCTTGCCGGTGAAGTCGGTGTTCTGCAGAATCTGCTCCACGGGCTTGGCGAAGTCGGGAGTGGCCGAATCAATCACACCGCCGCTGCCCAGGAAGTTGATGGGTGTAAGCTCGCAAAGCGAGGTGGCGAACTCCGTAGCCGCGTCGCCGGCACTGATGTTGCCCTCACCGTACTGCGAAAGCATTTCACCCAGTCCGAAGAACGCGCGCAGCTCGATGGAGAGCGGGATGGTGAAGAAGTTCGAGTTGCCGTTGATGTTGCCCACATAGAAACAGAGGTTGCTGTGTCGGACAAAATCAGGCAGGTTGTTGTACGGGTCATCATCGCCGTCGCCACCGCCCAGCACACTGAACAGAAGTTCGTTGAGGGCTGGCTGCGCAAGGCCCATCGCCATGAACGAGGCTACCACGGCACCCGCCTTGAACGGATGCGCCTTGCTGATACGGCCCACGTTCACCAGGCCCTGGATGGCTGCGTTGGAGAACAGATACAGCGTGCGCACTGCGTCGGCCGCGATACCTGTCACGCCTCCCGCCTTGGCTCCGCTGCCCTTCTTGTTGAAGTTCACCGTAATCTCCTTGGCGTCGGCCACTGAGCGCTGTATGCTGCGGCCCATCTGCCGGCTGGTGGCGTAGGTGGTGAAACGGCTCACGTCCTCGGCGCATCGGTTGCCGAACTCGATGCAGTCGAACAGAGCGGTCCATGCCTCGCGCCCAGCGTTCACGAATACGTTGCGCTGCTTTAGGGCGTTTGCCATGCGCTGCTTGTACTCTTCCACCGAGTGCAGCTGCGTGAATCCCGTCTCGCCCCCGTTGCGGATGAACTCGGAGAAGTAGCGCTGCCACTCGTCACTCTCGTCCAGACGTCCGTGCTTGTAGAGGTACAGCAGCTTGCCTACTTTCTTCATCACCGTAAACTGGTTCTTGCGGAAGCGGTTGCCGTAGTCCAAAGGCTCCTTGGCTATCACGGCCGAGTTGGCAAAAATGAGGTCGCGCGAGAGGTTGCGCACGATGAACGTGGGATTCTTCGTGGTGAACGCGCCGGCCATAAACCGGTTGATCTGCTGGATGAGTTTCTTGGCACGGCTCTCGTCGCCCCGGCTGGAGAGCAGCCCGTTCACAGCTTGGGCTGCGCGCGGGTTGCCGTTCAGGATGAGTACGTACTCCCTGCCGTTACGCTTCACGCGGATAAGGTGTTCGGGCACGATGTCGGGCGTCTTTATGTAGGGGATGTCGAGACGGTTGTACTCGTGCTTGGCAAGCCCCTTCTCCTGCTTGTCCTTCATCTCGTCCTCGAAGTCGCGCAGCTTGTCGGCTATATCCTCGGCGCTGTCTGTGGGCAGGATGTCGGGATAAGCGTACTGCCATACGGGGACGGCATCCGTGCCCACATTCTCTATCCACGCTTTCTGTACCTTAAGCAGATGGGTGGGATGCGAGAAAGCGAGGTTCAGCAGGCCCGTTTTCATCATATTCTTGTTGCCTTGCAGGATGGCGCTCTCGGCCATGTTGCCGATAGTGGCAAGCGGGTTGTCGGCCAGCGAGAGACGGCCCTTGGCGTCCTTCACCGTAGCGTTGAAACCTCCCTGCCCCTTGCCGAAGTAGTCATACACGTCGCTTGCCATGTCGGCGTCGAATCCTCGCATGGGGATGTACCACGCGAACATTCCGCTCACCTTCTGGGAAGTCTCCACGCTCGTCACACCGCAGTCGCGGCTCTTGCGCAGCGTCTCCTTGGTGGCGGCGTTGATGCGGTCCCACAGCTGACGGCTTTCCTCCCCGCCCCGTGACTCCGTATCGAGTACGCAGGCGATGGCACCGGTACGGAACTCATCCGGGTCGAAGATGTCGCTCAGGCCCGAATAGTCACGCTCGAGGGCGAGCTGTGCGGCTGCGTCGGTGTCAATCTCCTTGCCCTTGGAATCCTTGCGTGGCTTACCGTCATGTCCGTAGTACGTCAGGGCGATTAGGTCCTTGGCTACCTCGTCCATCCGCTCGCAGAACTCCTCGAAGGTGATTTTGCCTATATCGAGGTCGGTCTCGCACGAATACTTCTCCTGATAGTAGTGTTCGATAAAGGCGTCGAGGTCGGGATGTACGTCGTCAGTTCCCTTTACCCGGTTGATGGCGTCGCGCACGGCGAACTCGCGGTTACGCTCCAGTCCGCTCTTGGCGAAGAGATAGCGCGTGCCCTCGGCCTGCGTCATGCCCGTCTTTTTCAGGAAGCGCTTGAATACATTAATCATCGGGTTGAAGAAGTCGCGCTGATAGATTTCGATGTCGGCCGTATCCTTCGAGGACAACTGGTTTTCCATCGTGTAAGCGTCCTCCCACTCCTTTAACTTCGTCTTGGTCTCGGCCACTACGGCGTCCTGCAATTCCTTCAGGGCAAGCATACTATCCTGGAACCCCTCGCGGAATCTGTAAGAACGCGCGTTGAGCGCAGCCTCGTAGCGCTGGCTGGCCGTGCCGTAGTCCGTGCCCGTGGGCACCTTGCGGAACCTGCGGCCCGTGAAGTCGGTATCAAGCCCGCGCTGCATGGCGATTGACTGTGCGGCGGAAAGTACGTCGCCCCTCTCCATCTGCTTGGCGTTCTTCCAAAGGGCGTAGAGGATGTCGTTCTCGTTCATCTCGAAGTTAGCCTCAAAGCCCAGTTTGCGAAGGGCCTTGCGTGCGGCGGCTTTCAGACAACTCTTCAACGCTTCCCACGTGGTGGGCTTGCGTCCGTGTGCCATATCCTCCGCAATCTCGGCGATGGCTTCCTCGGTGGCCTCGCGTAGCGTCATGCCGTCCACAAACTTGCGTGCGATGCGCTTTCGGGTCTCCTCGTCGCAGTTCATGTAGATGTCGTTGAGGAACTCGTTGAACCCTTCCTCGCCCAGCAACTCATTCATCGACTTATGGCCCACGGCCTCGTGGAACACGCTCTCTTCAATCTCGCTCACGCTGGTATGGTTGGGCACCACAATCACCACTTCTCCCGTGGCGGTGTCGTACCAGCCCATCGCCCCGCGGTCTTCCTCGGAGAGTTCGTCGAGGCTCATCACCAGGCGTACGGGAGTGTGCAGGCGCTCGGCCACGCTGGCGGCACGCTGTGCCATGGCGAGGTGGGATGAGCGCGACACATCGGAAAGTCCGCCCAGTGCGTCCGCAAGGCGGTAGCGCGAGCCTTCTTCGGTACGCCATACGTCCTTGCCATCAGCGAGCTGCTTGTAATACTCAATGGAGCGGTCTATCTCGTCCATCACCGCCTGAATCTCGCGAAGGGCGGCATCGGTGCATCGTGCGGCCATGCTCTCGAGCGCCTTGCGGTAATCGCCCAACACCTCGCTCACCAACTTGAACTCCTTCTTGGCCTTGTCGGTGTTGATGGTGGCGTTGTTGCCGGTCAGCACCCTGCCCAGCACTCCGCCGGCATACAAGCGCTTCATGTACTTGCCTGCCACGGAGTAGATGGCTTGGTTCACGTTGTTCTCGCTGTACGCCTCGGCATAGGCAGGGTCGGTGTATGCTCCCCCGTCATTGCCCAGCAGGGCCTTGCGGTCCCCGTCGGCCACATCGTCCAGCAGGATGATCTGACTTTCGCGTGGTTTGTCCTCCGTCTCGCTGGCGAGGGAGTTGCGGCGCTCTTCGTCGGTCATGTTCATGCGGCGCTCGGCGTTACGTGCTTCCACCTCACCGGCAATACGCATATAACCTTCGCGCCCGGCCGTTTTCGTACCGATTTCCAACTGCTTGTTGAGGTTGTCGAGCTGCCATCTTGCGAGAGCGTTCTCCTCCAGCCCCTTCTTCTTGTCCTCTTCCATCTCGGCTATCACGGCATCGCGTTCGTTCTCGATACGCTGAATATCCTCCTTGTCAAGAGGGATGCGCACCGTCTCGCTACCGCCACGAGCAAACCCTTCCTGCACCTGAATGGCGTGCTGCACCTCGTGGATGAGGGCAGAAAGAAGTTTCTCGCCCTTGGTCCCATCGCCCACTTCTATGGCGTTATGGCTCGGACTGTAGTATGCGCCGTCCACTTCTATGCGCTTGCTGGCACTTATGTGGAGGTGGCTTAATATTGGGTAAGCGTCGAACAGTTCAGGCTCATCAATGATGTCGGAGAGCATGGCACCTTCCCAGTCGCGTACGCGGTACGTATACCCGTAGTCGTCGAGGTCTAATCTTGCGGCCTCCTCCTTCTGATAGAACTCCTTGAACTCCTTCTGCAACTTGTCGATGGTACTTTCATTCTCCGGGTGTTCCTTCCGCATACGCTCCATTTCCTCGAACTTGGCGATGCGCTTGGCTCTGTAGGTCTCCATCTCCTTCTCCAGCGCGGCCTTCTTCTCGATGTAGGGATTCATGTATTCGCGCAGGTTGTCGGTCTTTAACTTGAAGTCCGGCTGCTCGTAGCGCCAAAGCCCGTCGGCACCTCGCTCCCAGCCGGTAGCCAGTTTGATGGCCTTTGCATCCTTGCCTGCCTGCTCCATCTGCTTGGCGGCGCGAAGGCCCTGCATCAGGTTGTCACGCTCCTTCGCCTGGTCGATGGCGGCAGCGCCCTTCTCACCGATAAAGCGGTACTTCTTGTCCGTGTCGCGAACGGGCACGCCCAGCGCCTCCAGTTCCTTTCTCAGGGACGGAGTAACAGTGTTGGACGGGATGGGGATATTCTCTCCCTCCAGCATATCGGCAATCTTGCGGGCCACCTCCTTGTCGGGGACAATACGCACGGGCTTGGCCCAGCGGCTCAACACCACCTTGCGTTTCTTCCCTTCGGGCAGGCGGCTGCTCACCGGGCCTGCGTGCCACGTCATTTCACCCGTGGTGTCCTTGGCTCCCTCGGCTCTGTAATTGCTGTACAGCTCGCTCTCGGGCACCTCCACCTCCACCGTCACGAGGTTGGGGCGCTGGCTGGCGCTGGTGAACTGGTCGTTCAGCGGAGAACGTGAAAGATGCAGGTACGGATTGTAGGCCGCATCAATCTGCGACCCATTCCCCTTGTTCAGGGTGAACTTGTTTTTTCCGTCCTTACTCTTGATCTGTTCCGGCCGTTCCTCGGCTTCCTCCCACTTGCCCAGTTCGCTCGGCTCCACAAACTTGCCGTTCACCTTTGCAGCCATAGGAGGATAGAGCTTGCCACCGATGAGCTGCATGGCGCGATAGAGTTTGACGGTGGGGCCTTGCTCCAGTTCGTCAATCTTCCTCTTGTCGGTTACCTTGCGATAACGCTTGGTGTTCTGAGGCTTGCTCTCTTCGAGTTTACTCTCCTTAAGTACGGTCACTCCGAGTTTGTCGAGGCGGTTCAGTACCTTTCTAAGATTCTCTTTGTTGAAATGCCCAACCATTTCACCTCCAATCGTCTGGAACTCTTCGTACTTCATTAACTTTAATAGCGCAGGGTCTGTGAAATACTTGCCGCCCTTCTGCTTGGATTTCGGAACATGGACCTCAAAGTCTCCCAAATAACTTCTGATAGCGGCTCTTATCATAACCTCTTTGTCTGCACTGGCTATTGTCTTTCCGACCGCAATCTCAGATTCTGACTTGCTGATAGGAACACGCTCCTTCAGGCTGGACGGGTCGAATTCCTCAGGGAGCAATGCCCCTTGGCGTACAGTTCCGTCCTTCATCGTGAAGGATATTAATTGATAGCGCTGCATGGTCTTGTTCAAGTCCACAAGAGCCTGCATCAGGTTACCGGTAATGATATAGGCAGTCTTTCGGGTCTTTGTCGGAACCTTTCTGTCCCAGTCGGCCTCTATATTCATATCTCTAACATAAGACCCTTGCACAAGTGTGGCCGTCTTGATATATTCAAGGGATTTGGCCTGACTGAGCGGTATCTCCACCCTGCGCCGTCCGTCTAAAGTGGCGAATACCGCCGCGCTGCTGCTTGGCGTAAATTCTCTTCCGACTTTATATCCGATGAACGTGCCGAGGTCAAGATGTATGGCGGATTCGTCCTTGTCTTTATCGAGAACGTCACGCGGGATGATGAGAGGCTTGCCCGGTTCAAACATAGAGAGCATCCGTCTCATTTCGGCAAACCTATCGTCCATAGAGTGCAGAGCCTCATAACATACTGTCTCTCCGTCGCTAACAGATTTATCGTATACCGATTTAACCATTTCTTCAATCTGCGCGTCTGACAGATCAGCCTTTCCTTTTTCACGCTCCTTGAGCAGTTTCTTTCTCGCACTGTCCTTCGCTGCCTCTGCCTTCTTCTTACTGCGTTCGATGGCCGCAGCGTATCTTGTCTTTGCCTTGTCCTGCATAAAGGCTTTCATGTCTGAAATCTTAGCCTCTACCCATTCGTTAAACGGTTTTCCACTGGATAACGAAGATACCGCTGACTTAACTTCATTGAGTTTCATCGGCTTTTTCAGCACGTCCACCTCGGCTTCTTCCAGATACGTATCAGATGCGAATGCGTTCCCACTCTCGTTGTCGCGACCTGACTTCCATATTTTTGTGCTCTTTGTCTCTGCGTTTAACGGCATGGTTACAATTTCCAAATCGTTTTCGCCGGCCTCGTCCAACTGTTGTATCTTTATCTTATACGCTTCTGTAATGTCGTTGAACACTTGCTCTTGCTCGGAGACAGATAGGAATGCAAGGTAGCGGGATATAGTAGCGGCACAACCCTCCTTCTTATCCGATGTCGCTAAAGGAATACCCTTTTCATCGAACATCTTAAGGGGATCTCCAAACTCTTCCTCCAACTCAGGATGGTCGGACATATAATCCCATACGACCTCATCGCCGTACTTATTCAAATAATCCACAACCTCCATCTCGTTAAACTTTGACTTCTGAGAGGATGTAGTGTTTGCGTCCAATGACTTCAATTTAGCCTTGAACATCATCTGCAAACGTCTTTCAGCCGGGATTGAGCTCATCAGATATTGATAAACGCCCCTGCATACCTGACCCGTACGGTCAATTCGTCCGCGCATCTGAATTTCATCGTTGATGTCGCTTTGGAACTGGGCGAATATCATCACTCGCTGACGCTGGTCTTTGAACTTCGTGGAAGCGTGCAATGATATACCAGTACTTCCCGCTTTGTTCACCATTAATACATCGAGGTCCCCACTATTAAACTTTGCGGCATTCCCCTTCCCATCGGATTCCTGCTTTGTAAGATTCATCACTTTGTACTTGCCTGCGTCCGTTACTCCAAGGCGTCTTTCACGACCTGTGATTTCTCCCACGCTATACCCTGCTTCCTTAATTTTTTGCTGGATATAGTCAATAGGGCTGATGGGAAGTTCTGCGGTAAGATTTCTGATTGTATCTCTAACCTTGTCGTATTCTTCCGTTGCGCCTGGGCCGAGTTCTGACGGACTAAGCATTTCATGCACCTCGTTTCCTTTCGCATCCTTCTTTGTAATACGAAGAACTCCGTCGAGCGCTTTCTCGAGAGAAATAGCGAGCGTAGGCATTTCGTTCATCTCAATACCGGCAAGATCATCAATAAAGGTACCCATTGTATTGGTGAATGAGATTACGGGTTTTCGGCCTGCCTCCAATTCACTGAGTACTCTATCAACTACCGCATCGCACTTCATTGAGAAGAGCAACTGGTTTACCATGTTGTACATCTTAGAAGCGAACGGGACATTGGAAACTCCCATGTCCTTTGTGCCTTTCTTCTGATCTACATTCCCCTGCCTTTCTGCCTCTGCCTCGGACATTTCGTTTATCTTCGGCTTCACATAACGGTCTTGGAACTTTTTAATGGAATTGAAGATGTTTGCCACCTCGTCGAACTTCTTGCGCTGGTCTTTATCCACTTCTTCATCGGCTTCTATCCAGTCGATGGTTACGCCCGAGAAATCTCTCTCGCGCCGAATCATCTGACCGCTCTCGGCCAACTGCTTGGACATGATTTCTTGCAGCGTTACACCGCCGTCCATAATGGCTTGTATGAGTTCCTGCGCGTTGCAGTCCGCCTTTGAGATGTCCGTTCTGATGGCGTAAATCGGCATATTGTCGGGGCGTTTTGCGAATGTAGCGGACATGAACGTACACCCCTCCACATTCGGGATAATGGTCTGAAGGAACATTCCTCCGTTGCCCTGCCCGCCTGCCGTGTGGCTCTCGTCCAATATAATATAATTGCCCTGCGCCAGCCGGCTGATTGCATCGCGGCGAAGCTGACCGCCCTCGTCTGCCTTGGAAGTCTTTTTCTTCGGCTTTTCTTTCGGGCCTTCGTCTCCCATCTCGTATTCAACCTTGCCATTCTGTATCTGAGAGTAGGTGATTACGGCATAATCGTACCCTTCCGGCATTTCACCGGTGTCGATTATATGCTGTAACTCCTTCTTTCTCACCTCCGGGCTTTTCAGCTTGTGAACAACCTTAGCCACACCGTTATTGTATTCAACGATATTGGCCTTATCTGCGTCAGAAGCAATAATCATAGGGTTGAGACTGCCGCACCCAATATCTTGCAGGTCGCGGTACATATCACTGAACAGTCCAGGTTTCTGTGTGAAGAAGATGGGTTTCTTCCCTTTCTTTATGGCATAGCGTATTAGGGCCGCACCTTGTCGTCCCTTGCCGATTCCCGTCATATCACCGATAATAAAGGCATTGCCCTTATTCATCTGGTTGATAGCCATAGCCACACTGTCTATCTGCTCAGCGGCCAATGACTTGAACAGCTCTTCCTTGCTCGAATATCCGAGTTCGCTACGTACAAACTCATCCACGTCCCCGATTCCGTCCAGTGACTTTCTAACCGCGTCAGCTTGTACGGCAGGCATCACTGAGCCTAAGTTGTAATTCTCGCTCTTAGACTGGTATGGAAGTTTCTCCTCGAGGTCGCCGTCCTTTGTCAGTCTGGCTCTGTTAGAATCATTCCGTACAGCGTTTCCTCCAGCGTCGGATAATCTTCCTCCTCCGGGCTTATTACTATCTCGTCGCTCTTGGTCGGTGGTTCGCTGCCCATCAGTTCCAGCGCCGTCGTCACTTCCTTGCGCGACGCTATCCACTCGGCCAGTTTCTCGATATTCTCCTGACTGTTCATGTCCTCCTCGGTCTGAGGGCTCGGAAGTCCTTGGTTCCATTGTCCGTAATCCTCGTGAAGTTCCTCCCTCAGTTCTCTCGCCGTCTGATACGGGTTGTTCCCTTCGCTCAGTTCCACGCGTATTACTGCCTCCATCGCGAGCTGCACTTGCGTTCTCGTTATCGGCTTCGGCTCGCCCTCCTGACCTACCAGCAGGCTCACCCTCTTTCTGTACAAGTGATAATATGTCATTTTCTACACGATTAAAAAGTTCGTCAAAAGTGGTAACGACCTCTGCGTTGGCCTTATCACGTACCGGAGCGTAATGTTCGCTCCCGTCCTGAGGCCTGCGTCCGTCGATAAGAATCATTCTCACGGGATATTTTGTGCCGTTCCGTCCGTACATTTCGCCGTCCATATTGATGACGTCCACTACGTTGTAGTGTTGGTACAGATAGCCGAACAGCGATTTATCCTTGCCGAGTAACGCACCGAATGGCGTATATTTCGTATGCTCGCCTATTATGATAGCCGCGCGTCCGTCGTCCTTCATGCTCTCCAGGGCGTTGATTGCCATCTGCCCTTCCAGCGATGTAATCTTGTACCCGTCGTATTCCTTCGCCTCAACGGTGCCGAAAGGCGGATTGGTGGAAACTGCATCCACTCTCTCGTCAAACGGCATAAGTCCGTTCTGCGACGTAACAGACTTAAATCCGAAAGTACGGAGGTTTGCAAGCCGGCGGTCGTCGATGTCGTTTACATGAACAATATTCTTGTCGAATCCGATAGTCAGCGCTCCGTTGCCTGCACTGGGCTCCAGCATACTCTCAACCTTCTTGCCTCCCGACTGAATAAAACGGCTCATCAGGAAAGCGAATGGGGTTGGCGTGCTGTATTGCTGCAAGGCTACGCGGGTTGAATCCCGTGCGTTCAGGTTTGGCTGAACCATATAGGTTGCCACAATCTGACTGAACCGTTCACGGGCCTCTGCCTCGCTCGCCTTAACACCTTCCTCGGCCGCTGCTCTCTGCAGGCTTGTCATGGCCCGTTCGACAAGTTCTTGCAGGTCGGTTTTCAAACCTTCGCGGAGAGTGGGATACTTATTCGCCATATCCTGCACGTCGCGCATCGTCATAGGCTCTATCTTCCCTTTCAGGTAGTGCCGCATACGATTGCTTAACTCAACCATCAAGTCAATAACGAGGCTCTGTTCTTCTTTTTCTTGCTGCTGGTTGCGCACAGAATCGCCGGTCAGTTCGGATACGGGATGCTCTTCTGACTTCGGCATTTCCTCCTTGGCCTTCTTCGCTACGTCCGTTTTCGGCAAAGATACGGTTTTTTTCTGAGTACCAGCATTATTTTCAGCATTTCTTTTTCTTTCTTCAGCTGCATTAACACGGATGCCTCTTGCAATGGCGCTCTTGCTCTCGTCCAGCATATCCTGCATTTGGTTGTATGGATTCTCCAGAATCTGTTCCAACTCGATATAGCTTGTAGCCGTGACAAGAGGACGCTCATCGGTAACCGGAACTGCACCTCTCTTGGTACGATAGATGCCGTAGCGGTTGCCTACCCTCCTTACAGAAAGGGAGTATTCAGAATCGTCGAGTGTTTCCTTTTTCAGTTCCTCGGTCTTTTTCTTTCCTTCCTCCACCTCCTTTTCACGCTTGGCCATATCAGCCGTGCGCATCGGGTCGATGGTCTCCTTGCCGATATTGGCTACGTCGGTTGCGTCCACTTCGGCGTAAGGGGTCATTTCGCTCTTGAGGCTTTCCATACCGGGCATATCACGGGCGCCGTTGTAGAAGCTCTTCAAATACCCGCGGATTCCGTCTCCGAACTCCTTGATCATCTCACGCGAGAAGTCCACAAATTTCTTTGCGCCTCGCTCGATATGGTAAGCAGCCATTTCCATGCCGATAGAAAGCACTTCGGGGTCGAAGCCTACGTTCAGGTTACTGATTTTTGAGCGAAGGCGTTTCTTAAGTTCCTCGTATCTCTCGTCAGTGACAAGGGGATTTTCGAAAAGGCTTGGAGAAGATGGCTCGGCCTCGCCCTTCTTTGGCGCTGCGGGCTTGCTGGCCTTCTTCTTGGTGTTAGTCTTGCTTTTGACGGTGCGCTCCTTGGCTATTTCGTCAAGCGCTTGCAGCAATCCGTCAAGAGCCCCTTTCTGTCTAATTGCCTCCTCTGAATCGGCTCCATATTTGCTTACTGCATTTTTATAGAGCTGCTCGGCTTTCTTTTTCCAAAGTTCGGGGCTCTTAAGGCTACCATCGTTGTGATAACTCATTACCGTATCATAGGATAATTCCCTAGCCTGGCTCTCAATTTCAGCTTTATTCTCATCACTTAAAGAAGCCTTGTCGCTTTCGTCCTTGGAAACCTTCTCTTCACCTCGTCTTTCCAACTCAGCATTCACCGCATCGAATAGTTTCTTCTCGTTGCGGTCAAGGTCCTTCTTCCCTGCGTATCTTTTCTGCATTTCAGCAACGGCCTTGTCGCTTGCTTTCCCGAGTAACCCCGTAAACCATTCCCATGCAGCCTTCGGTTTCATGTCGCTAAGCATAGGATTGACTACAGCTATCTCGGCGAGCGAAAGGCTTTCATCATCGCCAAGGCTATCAACAGCGTCTTCATTTACCACATTCTCATAGAAGTCGTCCATCGTCTCCTCTTCGGTTTTCTTACCGTCGTCGAACAGACTTCCCTGAATGGGAGTGTTATTTACGGCTCCTTCGGTTCCGCTTGTGCCATTGCCGTCAGTTCCTCTTGCAGGCTCGGCAGGCCCTTCTCCTTGCGGATTGCGTTCTCGCTGTCCACCGCTTCCTGATCCGTCTTGCTCCCTTCCTGCGCCAGCTGTATCGTCGCCAGCCACAGATACGCTTCCATTTTGTCCATTGTCTTTTTCTTTTAAGGTGATACCAAATGTCTCCTCCACAGCCTCTTTCAGTCCGACCTTGCCGCGTTCCTCCTCAAACATATCGCCCTTCTTCACGCCTTGTACGAGGTCGAAGAAACGGTTCAGGAGGGTTTGCTGCTCTTTTTGGGTCTGGCCCTTGAAACGGGCTGCGAGTTCGAGAGCAAAGTTACTGAATTTATCTGAATTGAGCAAAGTATTTCCATTTTCTTCAAAGGAATATTGATTGCCCCAGTCCTTTACCGCACGGCGTGCCTCTTCCAGCGTGGTGGCCTTGGCGAACTTCTCATCCGTCCTAAGCAGCTCGTACGCGTAGATGGCCTGCTGCACATGGTCTTTGATGCGCGAGTCTTCATCGGGCTGCGTGTCGCGGTACATGGTGCTGAGGATGGCACGCTGCGCCTTGGCGGGCAGGTTGTTGAAGATGTTGCGCAGTCCGGGGTTCGCCCCTTGGAACACGCTGTTGAAGAGGATTTCCTTCAAATCCTCCACGGCCTTGTCGGTCAGACGGCCGTTCTTGTCGGCGGTACTCTGCGCCTGCGTGTTGGTGATGATGCCCTGCTGGGCCAGCCATTTCAGCGCCTTAAGGCCGTTCTTCTGCAAGAGGTCGCTGATACCCAGCGTATCGTCGTCGCCCTGCATGAGCATATCTATGAACGAGCTTATCTTGCCGCCCAGACGTTGGATGGTCTTGCCGGCATTGATGCGTTCCTCGCCGCCACTTTCGGTATCGGCTGCGTTGAACTGTCCCAGATCGATGGCCTCTTGGTCGGTCACGTCGTCCAGGCGGTTCACCAGCACGGGGGCTTTCATCTTCTCGATGTCCTCCTTCTTCAGGCCGAACTCTTCGGCATGGTCCATCAGGTACTGCTTGTACTTGGCGGCCTGCTCCTCGTAGCCGGCGCCCCACATCTGGCGGAGTGCGTCGCTGCGGTTGTTGCCCTGCACCACCTCTCCGCGTGCGTTCACCGTGGGAGCGCCGGTATAGGCGGTGCTGGTGGAGGTGATTTCCTCCGGGTTGATGTTCTGCGCTATCTTCTGCGAGGCCAGCACGGATGCGTTGTCGGTGCGGTCCTTCGGCTGTGCTTCGGGGATGAAGTGCGAGGGGTTGCGCTGGCCCTGCCGGTGGCTGGGCTGCAACTGGTCTGCCTCCATGACGAAGAGGTGTCCTTTTGGCTTTCTGTCCTCCGAGAATCTGACGGCGGTCTCGTTGCCCTGCAAGCCCTCTACGGGTTGCTGGCGCTCCACCTTCTCTGCGCCCACCATGCGGAATCCTCTCGTTCGGGAATCTTCGGGCTTGTCGATAAGCCAGTCGGGAGCGCCCTCGGAATCCACCGGAGCCTCTTCGGGCATCTGTGCGGCACGCTGGCGCGCTGCCTCCAGTTGCTCCTGCTTGGCGGCGTCGATGCGCTGCTGCTGGAGTTGCTTGACGCTCTTCCAGTAGTCCACGGGGCGTTTCGCCTCTTCCAGCGCTGCGTTGTACTCAGCCTTGGCCTTGTCGTACGCTGCCTTGCTCTTTCCCGGTACGGGCTTTTTCTTTTTCAGTTTCTCATATTCCTTGAACGCCTCGTCGAGGTTCTGCTCAATCATGGCCGACACTTCGTCCTCGTCGGAGCCCTCCGAGAGATAGTCGAGCGTTACCTGAGGGTCTACGCTCTCGTACATTTCCTCCCCATGCTCGTTAAACTGCATGGGAGTGGCTGACTGCTGGCCGGCCGCAGGCTCTTGGGGCTGCGCCTCGCCTTGTGTTTCGGGCTGCACTTCATCCTGCTGTCCTTCGGGGGCTTGCTCGACGGGCGCTTGCTCGATGGGCTGTTCTTCGGCGGCTTGCGGAGTGGGGTCGGGCAGGGGCTGCTGCTCTTCAGCCTGCTGTGCCTGCTCCTCTTGCTGCTGCGCTTCCTCCTCGCCCTCCTGCACGGCTTGCGGATCCACTTCGGCGCTGGCTTCCTCGAGAAGAGACTGGCGGTAGGTGGTCTCGATCTGCTGTTTCATCTCGTCAGGGGAGAGCGCTTCACCGGTGACGGAAAGATTCTTGGGCGATGCCATGAACTGCTGGCCGTCCTCTCCTCGGACAATCAACACTTGGTCGCTGTTCTCCGCGTCCACCGTACCGTCCCCGTTTCTCACGAGGTTGCCGGAGATAAGATGGCCGGCGCGGTTGCTGCTGCCGTCGGTGACGGGGATAACCATGCCACTCTCCTTATGGGTGTTCGCGTCCACCTCCTTCTTGCCGTCCTCCACCTTTTGGTCCACGCTGTCAATGATGGTGTCTTGCAGGCCCTCGTAGGCGGCACGCGCGTTGTAATAGTCCATGGCGCGCTGTATGTGTTCCTCGTCATAGCCTTGCTGGCGCAGGGCTGCATATCCGTCCTGCGGGCTGTTCTCCTGCACGAGGCTGGCGAACTGCTGCTCTGAGGGGTCGTTCTCGGCGGTGTTCAGTGCGGCGGTGGCTGCGTCGTAGCGCTGCTTCACCTCCTGCTTTTCCTGGGGAGTGGCTGCGTCGGCTCCGCTGTCGTAGGATTCCTGAACGGCCTCGGTGACTTGCGCGGATGCGGGGTCGCCTGATTCCTCCGCACGGGAAGTGGCAAACTCCTTGAATGCGTTCTCGTTGATAAGGTTGGTGACATAGCGCATGATACCTTTCTTCTCGTCCTCGTCCAGCTCGGTGCTGGCTCCGATGGACTTCAGATACTCGCGCGCGTCCTTCAACGACATTCCCGAAACCTCTTCGCGTATCTTGGCTCCGTAGGGCGTGCCCTCGAAGGCCTTGATCTCCTTGCGCCACTTGTAGCGGTCGTGTACGTACGCGCCGGTGCCTATCAGCCCGAAGAAAGCGCTCTGCACGCCCACTCCGAGGAAAGTGTCGATGTTGTTGTCGAGGTCGGTAAGCTCGTCCTTTGTCATGTCGCCCATGGCGTAACTGATGATATTGTTGTACACCTCTTCGGCATATTCACCCAGCACGCCGTGGAACTGCGTGCGGTTCATGAAGTCGCCCACGTTGCGCACCGACTTCGAGTTCTTCCATGTCGTGCTGAGCGTTTTCCACCAGTCCGAGGCCGCCGCCTGCTTAAGGCCCGGCATTTGCAGCATACCACGGCCCATGAATCGGATGATGGGCAGGAACTGCTCACCGATAAGCTCGCTCTGCGTTTCGAGGGCGGTGGAGGTGAATGACTTCAGCCACGTGCCCATACTCTCGTCGGCTACGTTCTCCCTTCCGTCATAGGTTATCTTTCCGTTGTCGTCAAACGTATACTTTGCGTCACCGGTTGTGCGCTGTGTGTAGTCGTAGCCTACTCGGGCCGCGTCGATGGACGCCGTATTGATGGCGGAATCCACCACGCCCTTGGCAAGGCCGTAGCCGCCTTTTATAAGCTGTCTGGCTATCTTGTTGGAAGCTCCTTTGGCGGCACGCTTTGCCATCCACTTGGAGGCGTATTTCAGCAGTCCGCGTCCTAAGTGTGAGGTAACCTGCTGAACGCCTGCGGTTCCGGTCATCATCTCCACCATGAATGGTACGCTCTGCCCGGTCGTCATACCTGCCTTGTACGCTCTCGGCAGGTCTTTGCTCATGGACTGGTTCACCGCCGCGTTCACAAGCAGCGCGTCCATCAGGTTCTGTTCGTCCTCGGTGAGTTCCTTGCCGGACTCCACCTTCTCAATCACGTTCTTGATGTTCATGGCGCGCAGCCCGTCGGTGATGCCGAGCGTCCATGTGTCGAGGTTGAACACGCCATCCTTGAAGCCTCTTGCGAGGTTGCCCAGCATGGTGCCGTCCTTGCCTTTCTTCACGGCGTTCATGAGCCGCTTGGATTCGTCCATCAAGTCCTCGGCCGCGGAGATATACTTTCTTCGGAGCATGTTCTTCTCCTTGGCCTGATAGCGGCGCTCCCTCTCTTTGGGGTCGCTTGTGGCGCGGCTGTTCTCGTCCATCGCCTTGTCGTATTCCTCGCGGGCCTTCTTCAGATTTCCGTCCACTCGGTCAAACTCGTTGCCCGTCAGCTTGTCGGGGTCTTGGCCCTTGTAATATCTGTTCACCGCCTTGATGCGCTCGTTGATCTTCCCGGCATCGTCGCCCAGTTCGGGCAGGTCTCTGCCCTGCTCCCCGAGCGAGAGGTCCAGAAGGTTGTCGCGTCTCTTGCCGAACCCTTCGGGGCGCTCGTGGCTCATCACATAATCCTTGTTCGTGTTGGCCTTGGTCTCGTCCTGCCGTTTGGCCTGCATGTCGGCCTGACGCTTTTCCTCTTCGGCCTTCCGGCGGGCCTCTTCGGCCTGGCGGGCCTGCTGCATCTTGTCCACGTAACTGCGGCACATGGCTACGGCATCTTCCTGCACGCCGTCGCGGCCCGGCAAATTGTCTCCCGGCTTGACGGACACGTTGCCGTAGTCCTTGGTGCCCGAGGGGGCCTTGTTCACGAACTTGCCCACGAACGTGTCCTCGTCGCCCAGCCAAGTGCCGGGGATGCCCGCGTCACGCAGCAGGCCGTAGGAACGCCGCACGGCGCTCTCGTCCTTGAATCCCTCCTTGAAGTTGTCGAATGTGGAGAAGTTGTCCCCGTATTCCCTATTCAAGGCATCATAAAGCTTTCGTCTTTTATCTTCTTCCATGATGTTTTTAAAATGTTAGTTTTCGCAAAACTAACCAACTCACGGGCTCGTTACTTCTATGATTGCGCGTGAAGGGATTGCAGGGCCAGGCAGAACTCGGCATACGTCAGGCCGTCGGCCATTTCGATAAAGTCCTCCAAGCTCATTTCCGCATCTCCTTCAGGAATGTGTGCAGCTCGTCCCTCAGCTCGTTCACCGTGCTCTCCACACCCGACAGCCTGCCCTCCAGCTCGCGCTTCTCCTTGTAGGAGGTGTCAAGCTCTGAGATTATCGTGTCGCAGCACTGTATGCACTCCTTGTGCCCGTCCATCTTGGATAGGGACTCTTCGGCATGGGCCTTCATGGCCCGCACCTCGCGCAGGATGCCCTCGGCGTCCACCGACAGCACGGTGTCACCCGCATAGGTCACGTCCGCCCCCTCGGGTATGGCATACACGTGCGGCCCTTCCCCGTTGTCTATCGTTACGTCCACCAGCCGGTTCATGCTCTGTGCCAGCTGGCCCGGTTTCATCGGCTCGGGATAGGGAAGGCCCACGGCCGTCACCTTGGCCTCGCTCACCTTCATGGAAGCCTTGTCTAGCAGGAATATTCTGTACCCGCTCTTTACATCGTTGAATTTCATCGTTCAGTCGTTTTATGGGTTGGTAAAAAGGGCGCGGCAACCCGCAGAGTAAGTGCCGCGCCCCGCTCATCATCAGGCGGTGGTGGTCGTCTTCAGCGCCGCGATAAGGGTCTCGTTCTGCTTCAGCTGCGATAGCTCCAGACGCGCGTCGTTGTAGCGCTGCTGGAGGTCTTGGTTCCAGTGGCAGTTAAGAGTGTCGATGATGCGCTGCGTCGAGGCCTGCTGTCCTTGCAGGATTTCGCACGTCTGCTGCTGGGTGGCATAGCCGATGCTGGAGAATCCCTGCTGCGTGATGTTGCCCAGGTTGGTGAATCCCTGCTGCATCCCGAAGCCCAAATGCGTGAGGTTGTTCTGAACGGCGTTTGCACTGCCGTTGATGGCATTGGTGAGCGCGCCGGTCTGCTGGCAGTTGGCGAGCTGGTTCTGATAGCCCATCTCGAGGATGGCCGTCTTGCTCTCGCAGCAGCACTCCTGCAACTTGCTAACAATCGAGCTGTCGCCAAGGTTCACCGCGTTGATGACCCTTTCCGAGGAGAAACCCACCTGACCGGCCACCTTGTCGATGCCCGCTCTGACGTCGCATACCGCATTGTTCAAGGCCCCGAAGTCGCAGTTGAGCGTCTGCGCCAGCTGGCCGATGGCCGTGGCGTTGCCCCTGATGGCCTCCATCACAAGGCCCGAGTTCTGGTTGTCGGAGAGCTGCGAGCGGATGGCCGCAAGCTGGTTCTGCATCTCGATGTTCTGCTGGCCCTGCGCGCCGCCCTCGCCGCCCCAGCCTCCGAACTGGCGGAAGAGCATCATGAACATGATGTAGGCGAAGGGATTGTTCATCCAGTTGCCTCCCATGCCCCCGTTCATTATCGCGGCCATCGCCATGGGGTCGGTGTGCTGCTTGCCGCCCATCAGAGCCGCCAGCGCCAAGTCGTTGTTCGGGCGCTCGCAGCAATAAATCTTTTCTGTTTCTGACATGATAGTGAATTGTTAGTCGCGGCCAATATTGACCGTAGGGCAAATATCGCAAGACGCGCCCTCTTTGCCAAATATCCGTTTGTAAACAGTTTGTAAGTTCATTGTCAGCTCGTAGCCCCTGCGGTAGCGGAAGCCGTTCTTCAGGTGGTTCACCCTCTGCTGGGAGAAGCCGGTAAGGCGTGACACACCGCGCTCGGTGTAGCCCATGCCCACGAGGATATGTACGAGCGCGGAGCGTGCGTCCACGCAGTCTTGGCGGTTGGAGTGCAGGACGGAGTGCCGGTCAAGGCCGAACGCGTCCAGTATGGCGGTAAGGATGGATTCGTATTCCATAAACAAAAAGTCCGATAGGTTTGTTACTTATAGAGCATAGCAACAAACCCGTCGGACTTACACTTTTGTCATTTCCTGAGCGGTTAAGGGAACCATGTCGGGGAACGGCGCTTCTACTCACCGTTCCCCACTTCCCTCTTATTCTTCATGTATTGTCAGTGTCCCCCTCCTTTCTTCCTTATCCATACGAGTATGGCGATTAATACCAAGTTCACGAAGATGCTGGCCGCACACACCTTGCCGAGCGCTATCCAGCATTTCTGCCGCGAAGATAGGAATTTTTCCACTTCCACAATCTTCGGGACCTCGATTTTTCGTGTTATCTCGGTATATTGGGGCACCTCCACCTCCAGCACGCTTCCTTTCCGCGTGCCCAAGGAGTGATGGAGGGAGCCACCCTCGTATCTCGCCCACGAGTAGGCGTAGGGGTTTTCGAGGTATGACGCCGTGTCACTGGCCAGGCTTACCGAGTCGTGGCGCTCCACGAGACGTACCTCCACCAAGGTGTCACGCACCTCCCTCGTTTCCGTTATCTTGGTCTCCACGGGGATGTACTGCTTGCGCGCGCATCCCGAGAGGGCCATCAGCACCAGCCATATCAGCCATAATATGACCAGCGCGGCCAGTCTCTGTTCAACCGTTTCCTCTTCCATATCGAATAAGTTTTATGATACCCACATCTGTGCCTCCCACTCCCGTCTCTTGACGAGGCCTGCCAGCACCTTTCCCTTGCAGTACTTCCACTTGCGGAACTCGTTCTGTATCTCGGAGGAAGGACGGCCGGCACGGATTTTTTTCAGCAGCGTGCTGGATCGCAGGTTGCCGATGCCCGGATTGTAGCAGAAGTCCGTCAGCGCGTCGAACTGGCCCTGCGTCAGCTCCAGGCCGAGGCCGTTCACGTAGCCCTCGAACTCCGCAAGGTCGCGCCCGAACAAGTCCTCCGCGGTCTGAAGGGTGATGAGGTCGCCCTTCTTCACACCGCCCGTATGTCCGTAGCCGATGGTCCATACGCCCCCGTCGTCAGGGTAGGCCTTCAAGGAAAGGCCCTCGCGTTCCTTGATATGCGCCTTCAGCGCCTCACTTGCCTTCATCGTCCTTCCCTCCGTTCATATACCGTTCCACAATCTCCGTCAGCTTGGCCGTGTCCTTGCGGTTCTTGGCCATCTCGGCCAGCAGCACGGCCAGCTGGTGGTAGTCGTCGCGTACCTTGTCGTCGGCCTTCTCCCAGATGCTTTTCATCTCGATGGCCCCGATGCAGAGCGCCCCGATGAGCGTCACGGCGGGGAACACCGGCATGCTGTACCCGTAATAGTGGTCGATGTACCATATCCCCACAATCTGCATCAGGTCCAGGATGGTAAGGATGATCATCAGGTTCAGGTATCGGCACAGCTTGTCCACCGTGCGCTTGAACCCATACGAAGTGCGGGCCTCTCCCCTCTGCCTGGCTTTCCTCACTCCCGACCAAAGGTCGGCGAAGACGGCCAGCAGCACGAGCACATACTCTACAAAGAGGATGATTGCCACCACTCCCAACTGGTCTATGTCAGCTTGCAACGTACCCATCTTTCCGCCCTCCTATTCCGATTCCG